TCTTGATTGGATTAACGAGCAGACTGACAGCAATGTCAAGAGCGAGGAAGACGTTGAAACGCTGAACGATAAACTTGCCGCCGAGAACGAAAACGCATTTTGCTACTTGCACGAAATTGAAATCATCTAACCATCATAAACGTATGAAACCAACATTCTACCTTGTCACGGTACTTTTGGAAACAAGTGACACTTGCATCACCGATGAACATCACCTTTACACATCGTATGCCGATGCAGAAAGAGCATTCAACTATGAAGTAGCCGAGTGCCAAGCCAATTTTGAAGGTCAATCAGGTCAATCACTTATCGACCTTCAAGGATGCCGTGAGTGGCGCAATGCCGATGGCTACGGCTTTACAGTAACAATCGAAGAAATCCAACCCAAATAACTAAAGATATGGAAGCAGAATACATCTTGAATACAGCGGAGACCATCCGCCAACAATTGGTTCGCCTAACAGATATAAACATCTTGATGTCTTGGGGCATCGAACGACTTGTAGCCACTACCAAAGACGGCATGGCAGCACTCAAATTTAACGTAAGAGGACGCTTGCACAGAGGTGCAGTCATCATCGCCTACGACGAAGGCAGCGACTACTACCAAATCTTTTTGCGAGACTCCATAGGAGACCGCAAAATCGCCGAGGACGTTGACTTCGAGAGTCTTTCAAGCATCATAGACAGAAATGTTGAGACCGGTGACAATGCCGAGGAATACTCAAAATTCTGTCATGAGGAGTTCAAGAAACTAATGCTAAGGGGCACAAAACGAAACGGACTGTGAGTTTGTTGAGTGTGTGAGCCGCTAAAGAGCCGAGGCACAACGAGTTACAGAGATTTGAGAGGCGCGGAGGCTAAAAAACGAAACGTGACATTGGTTGACATTCATGCGACATCTGAGGGGGCCACTTGAACAGTACTCGAACAGTTGTGCGACATTTGCGTTCAAGTGTTTGAATTTAGGGGGTGGTTTCTTGGTTTTTCTCGGCTTAGCTTCGCTCGCCTGTGTGTGGGGGCTGGCGCGGCGGGCATGATCGGTGGTGTTGCCCTGGCTGATGGGGCGCGCCATTGCTATAAAATGTGGGCTGTGGGGCTTGTGAGCGAGGTGCGCGGGCTGATCTGAGGGGCGTTTCTGCGAGTGCCGGCGATGCCTTTCGAGGGATAAATCATAGAGTTTTTGAGGGTATATTTGGGGCGATTCGGGGCGTTTGAGCGACCGTTTGAGAGTGTTTGAGCAACTGTTTGAGAGTGTTTGAGCAACTGTTCAAGTGGCCGTTTTCGGGCTGCGGATCGGGGCGGGCGCCGAGGTGCCGGCGATGGCTGCCGATGGGCCTGGCGAGGAAGTGAAATTCCCGACCAGATATGGGGTGCGGATGGAAGGCCGTGCCGTGGCCGATATGGCCGCTACGGGGCGCACAGCGCCCTTTTTTATTGCTTGGCGGAGGGGATGTACCACCACGATGTATGGATGCCGCAGGGCCGAGATTTCGGGCGCTCTGCGGCTATTTTTGTGCCCCGACGGCTGCTCCTGCCTGATGCCTCCCCTACTTGAACACTTGAACACCACTTGAACAGTGAAAAATGGGTAACGGGTGGACAAACAGGTGGACAAAACAGGTGGACAAAATTTGTCAGAAAAAGCGCATAACAGGTGGACAAATTTCCTTGTTTTTGGGGGTGATTCACCCCCCTCTATTGCCACTTTTCGGCGTCTAAACCGCCATTTTCGGCCGATAAGACCCCCTCTATTTCACCTCTTGGGGTGGGATTCGACCCCCTGTATTTCACGATAAACTGTTGACAATCTTGCATTTAACCGATTTTGGGCACGGAAAGACGTGCACGCTTCGTTTTGTGGCCGTCGGCTACGGGCCCCCAGGGGGTGGCACCCCGGGACGGGTTGGTTTCGGGTGGTTTCGGGTTCGTCTTCCGCTGGTTTCGCCTCGTTTCGCCCCGTTTTCAGCTTGTTTCTGCTTGTTTCCGGGCCGCGGTGGCCCTCTCTTCTGCCTCCTCCACCTCGCGCTTCAGGCGGCCTATCTCTTCGGCCTGGGCGGAGAGGCGGTTGAGCAGCTGACCTACGATGGGGTCAATCGCCGATTGAACACCATTTGAACAGGATTTCTGCGTATTTTGAACACCACTCAAACAGTCGCTCGAACAGTCTCGAACGGTATGTGAGGTATCATTTTTCTGGCGGATCATCTCGCCTTCACCAGTAAGTAGCCATTCGGGGTTTACTTCGGTATTTCTCACGATTTTCTCGAGAATATCTTGTTTCGGGATTACACCTTTGATATAACCCCTTATATTTCCTTCATTAGACCCCACCATAGATGCGAATACAGTATTCTTGCCGCTTGCATAAAGGTCGACAAGGGTCTTAATCCTTTCATGTATTGTTTCATTTTGGCTCATTTTTTACTTTCTCCCCGAAAAAAGTTCGTGATTTATTTGGTTATCTCGTGAAAAGTCACGAATATTACACCCATAAACAGTGTAAACAACGCCCCGAATATACAAAAAACAAACGAAAGCGGAGCAAGACAAACAGCAAAAAAGCAAACCGAAAGGATACATGGAGAAACAAATCGTGATTGACGTCCCAACGAGACGTAAGATTCGAGCAGCATTCGGCTGCTCACGTATGATAGTATGGATGGCGGTGAATTTCCGCCGGAGCACAGACCTGACACGTCGCATCCAGAAGCTGGCCATTCTGGAGGGAGGTGAACTAATAGGCTGCTCGGCAGCCGAGAAGATCGAGACTATGCGAAGCCTCGGGCTTAATGAAAAAATCGCAGGAACAGAACAACAAAAAGCCTTTGATAACAATGAAATCTACAACGAAACACGTGCAGCCGGCGGACGGGCGTCCTGCTGATGGCTGTGGCTGGTGGAGCGGCCTGACCACTCGCCAGCGGAACATCTGCCGCTATGCGGCGGTCTCTTTTGTGGCGCTGGCCACGGTGGAAGGCAGCATCTGCCTGACGCTCGTTCTTGCTGCCAACTTTGCGCTCTCGGTGCGGCTGCTGCTCAGGCACGTCGGCCTGCCCGATGACTGACACACATCAATATATATGTAATAGTAGAACGAACGAAACAGGCAGAAACATGGAATACTACAAAAAAACGCTGTGCGTGGGCTATGCTGAGCTGACCGGAGGCGACAACCCCGTCATCGGTAAGACAGCACTCAACAAGCTTCTTCAAAGAAAGCAAGTTGAGAGGCACGGCAAGCCGGCACCAGGGAAGCCGGTTCTTATCACATATTCCTCACTGCCGACCAAGTATCAAGCACGTTGGGTTGAGCTATATGGCGACCCTGAAAAGAAAATGAAGGAAGAGATGAACAGACAGAGAGTGAAGAGAGACGGCGACGCGGCCGAGTTCTACAGCAGCTACCGCTACGAGAAGAACGGCCGGATGGTGAGTCTGCCTGACGACGCCGTGGAGGAGCTGACGCTGAACGCCTCGGTGCTCAACGCCCTGCGCGATGCCGACAACACCATGCGCGCCACAGCCGGAAAGCTGTGCGGACGCGGTGCCGACCGTCGCGAGGCTATGGCCTGCCTGGCCACGGAGCTGAAAGACTACTGCCGCCACACCCTTCCGCTCGGCGTGTCGCGCTTGGCGGCACTGATGAAAAGATATCGCGCGGAGGGCTACCAGTGCCTCATCTCGCGCAAGTATGGCAACCAGAACTCGCTCAAGCTGACGGACGAGGCACAAGAGTGGCTCATAGCCACCAAGCGCTGCCGCCGCCCCGTGCTGAACGATGCACAGATATTCGATGCCTACAACGCCGTGGCGCCCCAGCGAGGCTGGAAGCCCCTGCGCAGCATCAACACCCTGACCTCATGGTTTAGGAGCCCGGCAGTGGAGCCTCTGTGGTACGACGCCGTGTATGGAGAGCTGCAAGCATCGCAGCGCTACAGCCGCCACCACCACACCGACCTGCCCGCGCGCCGCGACTCGCTGTGGTATGGCGACGGCACCAAGCTCAACCTGTACTACCGCGACGAGCGCGGCCAGGTGCGCACCATCAACGTCTACGAGGTGGTAGATGCCTACAGCGAGGTGCTGCTGGGCTACCACATCAGCCCGTCGGAGGACTTCGAGGCGCAGTATGGCGCCTACCGCATGGCCCTGCAAGTGGCGGGCCACAAGCCCTACGAGCTGGTGCACGACAACCAGGGCGGACACAAGAAGCTCAACCGCCAGGGCGGTGGCTTCCTCGATAACATCTGCCACGTGCACCGACCCACGAAGCCCTACAACGGTCAGAGCAAGACCATAGAGAACATCTTCTACCGCTTCCAGCACGAGGTGCTGGCTAAGGACTGGGCCTTCACCGGCCAGAACATCACGGCCAAGAGAGAGAGCAGCCGCCCGAACCTCGACTTCATAGACGAGAACAAAAGCAAGCTGCCCACCCTGGCCGAGCTGAAAGCACGCTACGCCGAGATGCGCCGCGAGTGGAACGCCCTGCCACACCCTGCCACCGGCATCAGCCGCCAGCAGATGTACGACGAGAGCGTGAACCCCGACACCGAGGCCGTGACCGCACAAGACATGGTGCGCATCTTCTGGCTGACCACCGACAAGCCCGTCACCTACGGAGCCAGCGGCCTGAAGGTGACCATAGGCGGCCGCACCTACACCTACGAGGTGCAGACGGCTCCCGGCCAGCCCGACCACGAGTTTCTGCGCAGCAACGTAGGCAGCCGCTTCCGCGTGAAGTACGACCCCTACGACTTCGGCTCCATACGCCTCTACTCCGAGGATGCCGACGGCAGCCTGCGCTTTGTGCGCATAGCCACGCCGCCCCTGCGCATCCACCGAGCCATACAGGAGCAGACCGAGGGCGAGGCAGAGTTCATCCGCCGGGAGGAGGCAGCCAACCAGCGCGACCGCATAGAGCGCATGGTGAGGGCCAAGGAGATAGAACGACGACACGGAGTGATGCCGGAACAACTGGGACTGGTGACACCACGGCTGAAGGGAGTGACGGCAGAGACACAACGAGAGATTGACCGAAGGACAGCGCTCTACAGCGTGGGCCCTGTGGAAGAGACTCAGGCCGGACGAGTGACGAAGCAACAGAGCAACATCACCTGGGACGAGCTGCTGCGCCCCCGCAAGTTTGACGAAAAGAAGGTCATGGGTAAACTATAGAAACTAATTTAAATAACATACAACAATGATAACAGAGAGTGAAAGAGAGAACATACGCGAGAAACTGAAAGCGTATGTGGAGAAGTTCTCAAGCCAGAGAAAAGCAGCCCAGAGCCTTAACGGCACATCGGCAGGAACAATTAATGCCATACTGAACGGCGAACAGGATGATAAGATCAGCGATGTGATGTGGCGCACGATAGCCGCACAGGTGGGTGGCCTGGCATCATCGAGCGACGAATGGACTGTGGTGTCGACCTACGCATTCCGCGAGATTACAAGTGTGATGGAAGACGCTCAGCAGTTCAGAAACGTGACATGGGTGACAGGCGAAGCAGGTAGCGGTAAGAGCACTACAGCCAAAGCCTACAGAGACACTCACAAAGATGTGTTCTACATACTGTGTGCCGAGGATATGCACCGCTCGGTCTTCGTGCGCGAGATAGCCCGCACCATAGGAATCCGCTCCGAAGGATTCGCGCTGAGGGAACTGTGGCAGCTCATTCTGAACGAAATTGTGCAGATGGATTCTCCGCTGCTCATCTTCGACGAGGCCGACAAACTGGGCGAATCGGTGTTCCAATACTTTGTGTCGATGTATAACAAGATTGAGGACAGAGCGGGAATGGTGTTTCTGAGCACCGATACCATAAAGCAGCGCATCGGCAACGGACTGCGATATGGACGCCCCGGATACAAGGAGTTCTACTCGCGCATAGGCCGCAAGTTCTTCGACCTGGCGCCGACCGACAACAACGACATAGCAGCCATCTGCATGGCCAACGGAGTGACAGACAAGAAACTCATCATGGAGGTGATTGCCGATGCTTCGAACTATGAATACGACTTCCGCAGGGTGAAAAAGTTCATACACACCGTGAAGAGAACGGCTGTTCAAAAGAAACAGTAACCAATTAAAACGATAATATTATGACAAGAGAATTTCCAATAGAAGATGGTATCATCAATACATCGCTCGACATGCTGTTTGAGGCAGAGCGGTCGCTGATAGCGAAGAGAATCGACCAGATAATCAATCTAATAGGCTTTGAGCCCACTCTGTGGTTATGTCTACAACCCCCTTATACTCCGACGCTGTCTGATTTTCGGCGTTACGTAGAATACGATGATGAGCCTTATTTTGTCCTTGCCGGTCTCTTGGGACTTTCACAAAGAACGACACCTCCTCAGGGACTCCATATGCAGGGGTTGAGTATCCGGATTGAGGGTGATAATGCTGACTTTTGTATCTCAGGTTCAATTTCTTTAGACGACCTCGAAACGCTTCGCGAACGATTTCTGGATCAGAGTAGCAAGAGTCAATGTAAAAGGTGATGCAAAAATAATGTTTCCATAATAGCTAATATTTTTCACATCGCAAATATAAGGGAAAAACATACACTAACATTAACGAAAACAGGCAAACCGAACACTCACGACGATGCTCGGTGCGCACTATATTCTTTGTTAGAATACACATACTATAGAACAACACTTTTTAATCTTAACGATACGGTGAAACGGAGTTTAACTGTAAACGATATTTTAAGCAAGAAATACAAGACCTTCCCCTTTGAGGGGGAATGGGCGGACGCCTTCGACCAACCTGAGCGCAGTGGTCGTTGGTTCATCTGGGGCAACTCAGGCAACGGCAAGACATCATTCGTGATGCAGCTGTGCAAGGAACTTTGCCGATTCGACACAGTGCTGTATGTGTCACTTGAGGAGGGTGCATCGCTCACGATGCAGAAGAACCTCCTGCGATTCGGTATGGGCGAATGCGGCAGCCGGTTCAGTGTGATAAAAGAGAGCATGGAGGCTCTCTGCAATCGCCTGCGCCGGCGCAAGAGCCCGTCCATCATAGTGGTCGATTCATTTCAGTACACCCGCATGACCTATGCGGACTATATCCGCCTCAAAGAGGAATTTCCACAGAAACTATTCATCTTTATCAGCCATGCCAGCGGCAAGAACCCGAAGGGTGATGCAGCTGTCAGCCTGATGTATGATGCTGACCTCAAGATATGGATAGAGGGATACAAGGCGTTCAGCAAGGGGCGATACATCGGCCACACCGGAGAGTTTGTCATCTGGGAACAGGGCATGGAGGAATACTGGGGCGCTGTGGCAACAATGAATAAACAACAAACAAAAAAGCATTATGAGCAAAAGTAAGACAATGATTGAGATTGTGCCTCCGGAGCACCCATGCGGAACGACAACGGAGCACATGTACAGCAACGGACACAAATGCCGCTACTGCGGTGGTCGAGGATGGTTCTACAAGGACAATGAGAATAAGGAGAGCGAAACGGTGTCTTGCCCGCTGTGCGATGGAACCGGAGAGATGGACGCCATAATCCACGTGGTGTGGCAACCAACCAGGAAAAAATAAAACGACACCGGCATGAAACAATTTGATGTAATTTCTGACGAACAGACGGCACGTGTACACAACTTCGGCCGATTTTTCGTGACCTTCAACAAAATGCGCGTTCGCGGCGACAGAGAGGAGGTGCGACGCGGACTGGTGAAGCAATACACGTCAGGCAGGACGGAGTCAATGAAGGAGATGACGCTGAACGAATACAACGCCATGTGCTACGACCTGGAGCGCGGACAGTCAAAGGACACAAACCTGAAACGTCAGCGCAGGATATGCCTGAAGCTGATGACGGAGATTGGCGTGGACACCACAGACTGGAAACGCATCAACCAGTTCTGCCGCAACAGGCGAATAGCCGACGAGGTGTTCTACCGACTGACTGAAGAGGAACTGTTCAAACTGGAGATGAAGCTGAGAGCCATCAAGCAGAGAGGCGGACTGAAGAAGGAGTTTGACTCGAGCCGCGGGCGCATATTTCTCAGCCTTATAATCCGGAAGGACAACAACTGATTGAACATCATTCGGACAGTGTTCGGATGGCACTCAAATAGAGACCGATGACAAACGTTCGATGACTACTGGACGACAAGACCACGAACCGTTAAACGACAAACGATAATTCGAATTATAAACAATAAATAAACGACAAGAAGATGAATGACAAGCAAGCAATGGACGATTTGAAACGTCACATCAAAGAGGTGACGGTGGACTTAGGCAACGAGGATTACCTTGCCTTCATGACAGAGCTCGGCAATTGGGTCGAGGATGAGGTGGAGAGAGCGGAGTACACGATTGAAGAGGCTTTCGGCCACAGCGGAATGGAATGATTTACGAAGTTAACGGGCGGCTGAGAACAACCCTCACCGCCACAATAAGAACAAAAGAATATGAAAACATTAAAGGAGCTAATGAAGATCTATGGAAGATTGCCACCGGATATACAGGTGGCGGTACTCTACGAGCTGATGACAACAGGCATGGGCCTGGCATTCATAACAGGGATACTCGTAGGCAAGTTTATGAGCGGCGTCTGTTGAAGAACAGGTACAAACGAAGGAAATGAGGCAGCCAGGACGGCGCCTCTCAGTCCAAACAATACAATTCTAATCTTTTAAACAACAAGAAAATGACAGAACAAGAACAAACGGCGGCTCAGGAAATGGAGGACTACAAAGCCTTCAAGAAGTTCCAGGAGCGGAAAGCGATTATGGCACGCAGAAGGGAACACCGTGACCAATACAATGCCATGGTGGACGAGGAACTGGCAGTGGCACTGCCGGAACTGCTCAGCCTGAGCGAACAGATTAAGACGGTTAAAAGCACTGTCTTCGGCAACTTCAAGGCTATACTCGAGATGAAGAACGAGATGATGGCTCTCACACATGACGGACAACGCTCACACACATTCACAAACAGCACCAATAGTATCAGGCTGACACTGGGTACCCACTGCGTGGACCACTACCGCGACACCGCGGAGGACGGCATCAGCATGGTGAAGGAGTATATCTGCTCCCTGGCAAAGGATAAGGAGACAAAGGCTCTTGTAGAAGCTGTGCTCCAACTGCTGGCGAAAGATCAGCAGGGCAATCTGAAGGCAAGCAGAGTGATACAACTCCGGAAACTGGCTGAAAAAAGTGGCAACGAACGATTCATCGAGGGTGTGGCCATCATTGAGGACAGCTATCAGCCCAACACGAGCAAGAGCTACATCAGACTTGAGGTTCGTGGAGAGAACGGAGGTTGGAAGTGCATCCCACTGAGCGTTACCGACGCAGAGTGATGCCGCCACATTGAGGAGACAAGTAATAAGAGACTGACGGTCCTCGGCCGGCGAGGCCTCCTCCGGAGGTTCCGAGCGTTAATAACGGATTAATAAGTAAGTTGGAATAATAACATTGTGAAGTAAAAACCAGAAATTCAAATGTTTTAGAATAGATAACAATACTCATGACTAAATTGATTTTAGCAACTTGGGGCTCAGCGGAGCCCTTCATCCTTAATTAATTTTGAAGCGGCTTCGCAGTGATGCGGGGCCGCTTTTTTTGTGCATACAGAAAAAGGGCGGCATCGGTTTGGTTCGATGTCGCCCCTTTGTGGTCTGTCCACTCCTCGCGAAGGAGATCAGACCGGTAGGTAAAAAGCGTTTGATTTGGATAACCAAACAAAATAATAATTGCAAATGAGAGAATAATTGTCCTCGCAGACATGTTTGGATTGTTCCCGGCTTACGCAACAAGCTGTTGGTAAGCGATTGTAAATTTACTGTATAAACAATTGACTTGCAAATGAAAATACTTTAAATTTGTGTTGTAAAACATAAGCGTGACAAACATGGTACGAAAAAGGCAAAAAATAGTCGGTCGTAGTTACCTTTATCGTATGTATGACATCCTGCGCATCTACGAAGAGCATGCCCGTTCAGGGCTTTCTAACCGTGAGATACTCCGGCGCTACATCTGGCCGAAGTATCACATCTGCGAGAAGACATTCTACAACATGGTGAACAACAGCGCCGAGCCTCGCTACCAGACAGCGCTGGCCAACATCGAGGCTCAGCTGGAGTTGTTCTAAATGGTCTCAGTCTGGCGGAACGTCCAGACACTCTCGAACACCTTGATGCCACCGGCCAAGGCTATGCCGCGGCTCGATGTGCGGGTCAGTGCCGAGCAGTCGGCTGCAGCGTCCGACGGGACGAATGCAGCCACCGCCTCTGCCACCTTGTGCACCAGACGGCTGCGCTCTGCGGCTACCGTGGCGTGTATGTCGGCGTAATCATCGTCATAACACTGGAAGCCCACCGTCACCACGAGTGTGGAGTTGCCGCGCTGAGTGCCGGGCTTCAGCTGTGTCCAGGCAGTCTCGGGTGAGCTGACCAGCACGCACGGCCAGTCTATGGGGTACTGGTCTTGCAGCCCGTTGATGAAGTTTTCTATTTGTCCGCAGTTCTCTTCTACCACTCGCACCTCGGTGCCGAGCGTGCCCTTCAGGTGGGCCACGAGTTCAGATGTAATGTCCATTTCTCTTTTCTCCTATTCTTTGAGGGTTAAACAATATCGGTTTTTCTTTTCGGTCTATCCGTTCATTATATTCATCAGCTCCTTCTCTATCATCTCTTGCAGTTTCTGCCTCAGCTCAAGGCTGTTGCCCATAAACTGTCGGCGCGGTATGGTGATGCGGAGCGATGTCTTCTTGGTCAGGGCCAGGCGCTTCCATGCCTCTGCGGCCTCGCTCTCTTGCGGAGAGAGTGGCTTGCGGCGCTTGTGGGTCTTTCCGTCCTTGGTGCGCTTGCGGCCCGATGCCTCGTAGTACTTGGCCCAGGCGAAGCGCTTCATCTTGGCGGTGACGGGCACACTGATGGTGCCACCCTCGTTGTGGATGGCGGCGTAGGGCGTGCGGTTTTCTATTGTCACCTCGGCGCGCCCCGGCTTGTAGCTGATGGAGCTGAAGAGGTGGTTTCGTCCGGAGAGCAGCGGGCCATACTGCGAGGCGGCGCGCAGGCTTCCGCTCATCTGTCGGCGTGTCTTGGGCCACTCGTGCAGTCCGTTGTCTACGAAGCCACCACGGCGGAAGTTTTCCTGGAAGTGGTCCTTGGCTATTCGTCCGGCCTTTATGGGTATAGTCCGGTTGATGAGTGTGGCCAGTTCCTTCGCCTTCTGTGCTATCAGTTTTGTGAGGTCGTCGGTCATAGGGCTGTAATCGCAGTAAACAACAAGAAGATCGCAAACGCGGCACCAGCAATGAAGGCGAGTATTAAGAAAAACACAGTCGGCTTGTTCCATGCCCAGAGCTCGAACTCTATAATCGGTTCGATGAACAACGAGCAGGAAAGGCCAAGCAGCGATATGGCAGCGAAAATCAAAATCATTGCAATAATTGTGGTCATAATTGTTTGGTTTTAAATTTATTCATTATATTTGCAGTGCCAGCTGAATCGTAATAGCATCGGGCATCCCTGATTACAGGTAGTGGTATCAGCATAGCTTAACAGCATGAAAGTGCAGAAATGCACGGAGCGCGTCGACGAAGGGCAGCCACCAAACGGTGGCTTTTTTTATGTCTTATACGTCCGTATTTCATTTTCTCCTCTTATAACTACATATAAATTCTTAATTAAGGGTGTAATCTTACGTCCGTCATTAAAGACATATGTTTTATAATGTTCTATTGCATAAAGCATTTTATCCTCACTAAACAACGTCGGATCATGAAAGTAGAGACACAAAGAATCCGCAGGCTCATCAATATCGGGTCTGGCATTATATTTTTTGAGCTGTTTGTTCTTTGAAACAAGAGCATTTACGTATTCTCCACTTCCGGTGATAGAACGTATATCCATCATTTTTCCATTAAATTTAATGTCAAGTGCAGCATATTGCTTTCCGTTTGCTCCCGTTTTCGATTCATCGCAAAGTATTACTGAATGACCGAAAGTATATATAATATTCGTGCATTCTTTTTCTAAATCAGCACCAGACATGCTCTTATTGAAGAACGCTTTTTTACTATCTCCACTTTTGTGTCCTTTATGAGTGGCTGTCACTCCACCATTCTTCTCATCGAAGCGGACGTCGTGGTAATCGCTATCTTTTTTAAGCTCATGATATTGAGCCTTATTCTCCTCGAATCTTTTTTGGTCTGCGATCTTGTCTTTCTCCACCTCCTCCATCAGCTTCTCCACCGCCTGCTTAGCTCCGGGCGCGGCCTCGCGCACGTAGTTGTTGTCTTGGCCGAACACCTCGCCCGTCTTGCCGGGGTTGTCCTTCAGACCGGGCTGCGGGTCATTCTCGGGGGCCTCGAAGCCTTCGGGGAGCTTGGTGGTGGGTTCGTCGGTGGAGCTGAGGGAGCACTTGCAGTTCCAGCGGTCGCCGGGGCGGTGGCGGCTCCAGAACTCATCGTCGACAGGGCGCACCACGCCCCAGAAGGGCATGTGGTCGGCGCCCGGATTGGCGCTGGTGCTCGGGTTCCACCTGAGGTTGGGCAGCGTGTCCTTCTCCGCCTCAAACTGCTGCCAGTCTGCTGCCTGGTGTGCGCGGATGACGGCCGTGTTGTACTCCGTCTCGAGCCACGTGCCCACCTGGTGGCTGGCAATGGGCAGAACATCGTTCAACCACTGTTTGAACGGCTTTAAATCGCCGTTCTCGTCGGTGAGCGCAGCGGCCATGTCGTGCTGCATGCGGTGCACCTTGAAGGCGCTGAACACATCGACACTGCTGTGGAGCGCTCCGCGGAAAGCCTCGGTGGCGTCGGGCGCATCGGCCCCGTCGTAGCCCTCATCGACAGCCTGGCGCAACACCTCGCTGATGCGGCTCCATGTGTCGAAGTCGATGCGCTCACCGCGCAATATCTTGCCATCGGCCTGCATACGCTGTAGCAGAGCCGTCAGCCAGTCCGTGTCGAAGCCATAGGCCATGCCCACGCTGCCATCGTCGGCACGCGCAGTGAGCGGTGTGGTGGTGTCGCCCATGTAGTCCAGGTCGTCCAGGTCGGGCAGTCCGTACAGCTCGTTCATCACCACTCTAAAGCCCCGGCGTGCGGGGCGTGAACGAAAAAACCGTGTGCACGGTTGGTGGGCCCTTCGCCTGTGCGCTCATCGGGCTTGCGGCGGTCGGGTTCCTCTTGTCCGTCGGTCTGCTGTTCGTCCGGCTTGCGTTGTGGCTGCTGTTGTCGTCCGAAGGCAAGCATCTGAGCGGCCGCCTGTGCGGCTGCCTGCTCCTGCATGTCGCGCTTCAGCTCGTCGTAGTTGTCGGGGCGGTCTATGTTGAGCTCCTCGTAGATGTAGTCGTCGCTGATGGGCAAGCCCAGCTGCGCCTTTGCCTTGATCAGGATGTCGGCGCGCTTGGCTGTGTGGTCATCGTCTACCGCATCTGCAAAGACGAACTTGCCGCCGCGGGTGTCTACGCCCAGCTGAGCAAAGATGTCGGTCATCTCGTAGTTGAGCAGGTTGAGTATGAACTTACGGTCGCGCTTAGCCAAGTTCTTCTCTACGCTGCTGTGCACGGTGCCCAGCGCCTGTGTGCCCGTCTCGGACGCCTCGGTGGTGAGCGTATTGCCCAGGATCACCTTGCTCATCTCGGCGTTGCACTTGTCGTCGAGGCTCTTGTAGGTCTCGGCGCTGCCTGTCTTGTTCGAACTCTCTATGAACTCCAGGTTGCAGTCTTGCGGACACAGGTAGACCGAGCCGCTGCCTTGCTCCATAGCGTCGCTGATGGTGGCATCGCGCGCAGCGGGGTCGGCCGAGTCGTAGGTGTACTTGCGCACGGGCATGCCGAATATCTGGTTGAACTGAGCCCAGTCGCCCATATTGCCACGCTTCCAGATGGTGTAGGGCGTGGTGCAGGCAAAGAGGCCGTTGGCCTCCTTGGCGCGAATGAGCAGCAGGCCGCTGTACTCATCGAAGGAGGTGCCGGTGATGTCTTCCTGGCGGTGCTTTATCAGTCGGCGCACGGGGTCGACGTGCTTGCGCGGCACGCAGTAGTAGTCTATCCAGCCCTGATCGTTGATGTAGAACTGCACCAGCGTGAAGCCCCAGAAGAGGGAGTCGAGCGCATCTTCCACGAAGTTCATAAACCAGGGCGACTCTATCATCTCGTTGACGTGCTCGTCGGCCACGCCGTCCTTGCGGAACTTTATGTCGCAGCTCAGCACGCCCGCCTTGCGCTTCTCTACTATGCCGCGCAGGTGGCCGTCGATAAGCGCATCGGTGTAGATGTCGTAGAGCTTCTGTCGCTGTGTGAAGTCTACATTCTCGGCCGCGCGTATGGCAGCCATATAGTCGTCGAGTGCAACCCCGAAGCGTCGGGGTGCGGTGATGGTGATGGTGGTGCCGGGGCGAAAATTCCCACCCTCGGTAATTCGTCCGGCATCCTTGCGCGGACGTCCGGCTGCACGGTTCAGCAGCGTCTTCAGTAAGTTGGCCATACTCTTTCAGTCTCCTTTCTTGTTGTTATAAGTGCGACGTACGTTTCTTGTTGCTTTGCATCAGCCAGGGCGAGTTCTTCTTCAGCTCATCATCGTCGATCAGCGGTGCCCCGTCGATGCTCACCTTCCGGGCTGCCACCTGCTTGAGCCACTCCACGGCACGCTCGTAGCGGTTCACTCTGACTTGCGACAAGTTCTGGGGGTTGTGTATGCAGAACAGGTGGTAGATGGCTATATCTATGGCCATCATCAGCACCAGCTGCAGGCGGTCGTCGCCCTCGGCGCTGAAGATGGCATCCACATCGTAGCGGGCCGAGAGGTAGCTGCGCATCTCGGCTATGGCGCGGTCTTCGCAGATCTCGACCACGGCATCATCGTCGCGCGTCAGGCGGTCGAGTATCTCGCGATGGATGGAGGCGTCGTAGTCCTCCATAGTGATAAATTTGCTCATAATCTGTTGTTTTTATTGCGTCGGAGCGGGATGACCCTGACCGGCTCAAGTTGTACTAATTTTCTCTTTATCACCCGCAGGCCGCCCTCTATGCAGTCGGGTCCGTCGGCGGGGTACTTCAGGCGCAGCGTGAAGAGGCGGAACTGGTCGTCGAGGCGCTGCATGTGCGGGTTGCCCCGTTCGTCCTCGTTCAGAATGAGGCATCCGGCGCGGTTGAGCGGTTCCAGGTTGGCCTCTATACGTGTGGCCTTGTCGGTCTTGCGCTCCTCGTCGGGCGCTATGTAGAGGTTCACCTCCTGTTCGCGTCGGGCCTTGGCCACGAGCGGCTTGAACACCTGCTGGAAGAATGGGTCTTGCAGCTTGTTGTTCTCCATGTAGCAGTAGACGGGTGTGCGCTCATCGACGTAGCGCAGCAGCTCTATATACCAGTTGATGAACTCGGCGTTCAGTCCGCGGTCCAGGAAGACCTTGATGACGTAGAGCTTGTCGCCTGTCATGCCCATCAGGGCGCAGCTCTTGGTGGAGGAGTTCTTTGTCTTGTTCTCGCCCGGAGCGGGGTCGCCGTAGATGACCAGGAAGCGGAACTTGCGGAGCGAGGGCACGTGGCCATAGGTGAGCTCCTTGAATATCTCGCCCTCGGTGACGGGGTTGTTGAAATACTCCGTCTGCTGGCTGGCGGCCGATATCTTTGAGAGCGTGGCGTCTATCATCTCCTCGGTGTTCTTCTGCGGCCACGTGGAGCGCCCGTAGCGGTCGCGTATGTTCACCACGTCCCAGTGGTTGGCCTTCTGGCCGGCGCGAGTGATGCAGCAGTCGCGTGCTATGATGTTGCCGCAGAAGATGACCAGTGTGGGGCGCGAGGGGTCGCGCGTCGGGTAGAGTGCCTTCTCCCACCATTGCCACATCTTGTCTATGGTGTCGGGGTTGCGCACGGCCTCGTCGGTGTCGAAGTCGTCCACCAGCAGCGTGTCGGGGCGCACGGCCTCGTTGCGGCTACCACGCGGAGCGTTTCCGGCACCCACGGCGCGGAAGGCGCAGCCACACTTGGCGATGAACTCCGTAGAGGTCCACGAGCCGAGCACCTCTTGCGGCCCGTAGTAGGCACGCATCAGTGCGTTGCTCTCCAGCTGGCTCTTGTACGGTGCCAGCAGTCGCTCGGCCGAATCTTGCGTGGCGCTGGCCATCATCACGTTGCGACTACGTCCCGAGAGGGCCCGATAGAGCACGATGAACATCACCACCGTACTCTTGGCCAGAGAGCGTGCCCACGAGAGCACCTCGAACCATTCGTTGTGGTTGATGCAGCGACGTATGGCCGCCTCGTGAAACGGGGCGAACTCGTAGAGAGCATAGTCGGGGAAGAAAAACTTTATCCACGCCACGGGGTCGGCCTCGAGCTTGGCGCGTTCGCGCTGAATCTCGGCCGGCGACAAGTCCACCTTCACCTCGGTGCGGCGCATGCCCGCCTCGAAGAAGAGGCTCCACGTCTTGAGCAGTTCTCGTTCGTTTGCCTTCATGCTGAGCCTCCTCCCATTATATATTATCTTTAATAAAGGCATCCCAGAGCTTCAGAAACTCCTTGCTCTTGCCGAGGTCGTAGGGTCGGAGCCAGTTGATGAACTTGATGCCCACCGATATGATGTCGGCAATGCCGGCCTCGGTCTCGAGCTTCTTGATGGCAGTGGTCAGCTTGGTGATGCTGTCGGCCTCGGGCGCTGTGGCGAATCGTTTGCCCTCCTCGCGCGAGGCTATGACGCGGTTTATCTCGGCTATCTGCTTATAGAGGTTGCCTATCTGCTGTTCGCGCGTCATGGTGACGCCCACCCGGCGCTCCTCCCACTTCTCGGCCGCCGCCCATCGGTTCACCGTCTGGCGGCTGACGCCCACCTTCTCGGCTATCTCGGCCTGCGTCAGGTTGTCTTTGATGAACAGGCTCAGCGCCCATTCCTTCTTCTGTTGCGATGTAAGTGCCATTTCTGCTTTCTGTTTATGTGTGAAATTACAGCCCAAAGTTCGCCCGTGAGGGCGAACCGGACAACAAAACGGGCACGGGCTACAAGCACTTGTGGCGCGGCTACATACGTGCGGGAATGCGTTACGCACTTTTTTGCGCGGCCCCGCCGGCGGCTCTACCTTAGCGGCACGAAACCATTTAAAAAGCGGATACACGTGAAGACATTTAAATCAATACTCGATGATGACAGGGCGCGCCTGCTGCTGTATGGCGAGATAAGCGACGCAGGAGGCGAGGGCATGGTGAGCAGCGCACAAGTGGTGAGCGACCTGCTGTGGCTCGACGACAACTATGCCCACACAGACGTACACATCAACTCGGTGGGCGGCGAGGTCTATCCCGGCATAGCCATATTCAACACCCTGCGCCGCATGAAGAGCGACGTGACCATCTACGTAGACGGCATAGCCGCCTCGATAGCCGGCGTGATAGCCCTGTGTGGCAAGCCCGTGAAGATGAGCCAGTACAGCCGCCTGATGCTCCACTCGGTGAGCGGTGGCTGCTACGGCAACAAGAACGACCTGGCGGACATGATCCGCGAGATAGAGACCCTTGAAGAGACCATAGCGGAGATAATATCGAGACGCTGCGGCATGGACAAGGAGACAGTGAAGACGACCTACTTCGACGGCAAAGACCACTGGCTCAGCGCTCAGGAGGCGCTCAGTCTGGGTCTGGCCGACGAGATCTACGACGTCGACGAGACAGTGCCCGACGAGAGCACCGCCGACGATATCTACCGAATATTTACTAACCGGATGGAGTCTATCATGGACGAACATCCACAAACTACAGGAGAAATGAAACTGGAAGACTTGAAGAAGATCAACCGCTTCGCCAACTGTGCCGATGAGGAGGCAGCGCTTGCAGCCGTGAGCGACACCGCCCAGAGGGCCGACGAGCTGGAAGCGGAGAACGAGACCCAGCGCCAGCGCATAGAGGAGCTGGAGACTGAACGAGTGACCGAGGCTGTGGAGAGCGCGGTGAGAGACGGACGCATAGGCGCCGACCAGCGCGAGACCTACACCAACCTGCTGCGTGCAGACTACGCCAACGGCAAGGCCGTGCTGAACGGCTTGAAGCCTAAGAGAATGCTGAAGGACGAGCTGGAGGGTGGCAAGGCCGAACAGACCACCGGAGCATGGGCACGCCGTCAGCAGGAGATTCGCAACAAGTATTACGGCAGAAAGGAGTAGCACCGACCATGATGACCGCAGCAGCAACACAATCGCCCAAAAGGGTAAAACTGGCGGGCACATCCGGAGCCGGAAAGAACTCCGTGACATACATACGCGGACGTCAGACACTGCGCATGTGCACCAAGCAGCGCACAGGCCAGCGCGGCCGATAGAGACCCGCCCGCACCGGAAAGTGATAACAATTTAAGCAAATAACTCAAAACAAATCAATTTCTATTGACATGGCACTTAACGTGAACAACACCAACTACAGCGGTGAGGTACTGGAGCAACTGCTCACCATGGCCACCACCGGCAACGAGATTGTAGAGAAGGGCCTTCTCTGCGTGATTCCCAACGTGAAGAAGGCAGTGAGCATTCCGCGCATCAAGGCGGGCAAGATGCTCCAAAAGCGTAAAAAGAACCCCGCTGTGAGCGACTCGAAGGGCGACTTCGACTACAGCGAGAGAGTATTGAACCCACACGACATGATGGTCTACACCGTGTTCGATCCGTCGGCATTCGAGAGCATCTGGCGTCCGTTCCAGCCTACAGGCGAACTCGTATTCCAGGAGCTCCCGCCCAACGTGCAGAACACGATGCTCGACGCACTGTCTAAGCAGGTGACATTCGAGCTGGGCGAACAGTACGTGAACGGCGAGTATGCAGCCGACGACGAGACCAAGCTGATGGACGGCATCCTGACGCAGGCTGCCAAGGCTAAAGACGTGGTGAAGGTGGCCGTGCCCTCAGAGGACAGCATCATAGCCCGACTGAAGGCTATCCGCAAGGCTATCCCGAAGGCCCTGCGCAACAACTCGTCACTGCGCATACTGATGTCTATCAACGACTTCGACCGCTACGACGACGAGCTGACCGAGCGCGAGTATAAGAACGCCACCGAGACCGACGTGAACGCTCTGCGCTACAAGGGCATCCAGATAGAGACTATCGCTGCATGGCCCGACGACGTGATTGTGGCTACACTGTGCAGCCCCAACGCATCAAGCTCCAACCTCTTTGCTGCTGTCAGCCTGGAGGACGACGAGCACGTGATTCAGGTGGACAAGGTGAGCGCACCGAGTGAGCTCTACTTCTTCAAGATGTTGCTCAAGGCCGACACCAACATAGCCTTCGGCGAGGAGTTCGTGGTGCTCGATGCACGCGAGAACCCGCAGTTTGAGGTTGAGACAGCCGGTGGCGAGGAAGCGTAAAGAGAAACTTAACCGAACAAGCAGATGGAACTCTCTGTAATCTTTGAGGCTTTGCTGGGCGGCGGACTCGTGACCGCCGTGGCCGGACTGCTGACCATGAGGTCGACCGCCCGAAAGGCACAGGCGGAGGCTGACAGCGCACGCGCGGAGGCCGCCAAGGTGAAAGCTGAGGTTGAAACGGTGCAGCTGACCAACACCGAGAACGCCACCCGCATACTCATGGACAACATAGTGAAGCCTCTGCAACGACAACTCGATGAAACAAGAAAATATCTGGAGGAGGCGAAACGCGAGATCGCCAAGAACACACGCGAGATGGCACGCCTCCGTAAGTCTATCGACGCTGCTAACAGCTGCCACTATAGCGATGATTGCCCTGTGTTGCGCAGGGTGCGCCGCGAAGAAGAGCGCGACCGACGCGACGCAGCAGGACAGCAGCCGGCTGACGACGACGCAGCGGGACAGCCTCAGACACTACTCGCTGACGGCGACCCTGATGCCGGTGCCTGCTCAGCAGGCGATGCTGACGGCGGCAGTGGATAGCTTGCAGCACCTGCCTGAAGGGGCGGGCTACCAGGCACGCTCGGGGCGTGCCACCGTCAGCCTGACCCGACGGGGCAACACAGTGGAAGCCACCGCCCGGTGTGACTCGATAGAGCGTGTGGTGGAGCTGATGGAGGAGCTGTACCTCTCGGCGGGCGCCACGGCCGACAGCCTGCGCCAGGCGCTGAGCGTGCAGCAACAATCGACGACCGAACGCCGTTCAATCGGTGTTCAAACGCTACTGATTTCATTCACGGCCGGCCTGGCAGCCGGCATAATATTAACCCTAATAATCAAGAAGAAATATGGCAGTACTTGATGGAACAGACCTGATACTTAGTGTAGGAACGAATGCACTCGGCTACTCTACCGGGTGTAAGATATCAACATCTACCGAGACCGGTGAGCGCGTCACCAAAGAGGCGGCTTCCGGCAAATGGAAAGAGAAGTACGTGAAGAGCTTCTCAGAGAGCATCTCGGCCGACGGCGTTGTGCTGGTGGACGAGAGCGAGAAACCGACTTACGACGAGCTGAAGGCTATGCAGACCGCCGGCGAGCCCGTCACCGTGAACTACGCCGTGCGCGACGGAAGCAACCGCGAGGGTAAGACCACTGGCGGATATACGGGTGAGTTTATCATCACCAGTCTGGAGCTCGATGCCCAGGCAGGCGACGACTCTAAGTATAGCGTAAGCCTTGAGAATAGCGGTTCCGTGACCAAGGTGGGCAACGGACTGGGCACTAAAGACGCCTCCAGCACGAGCGATAAAACAGGCGGCACGACAAGCTCCGACAACTCTAACAACCTGTCAGATCCTACACTATAACATGACACTTTAAGGAGTAATATCGATGACAACAATCAGAATCAAAGGCAAGCAGTACCCGTGCTACATGACTATGGGTGCTATAGTTTACTTCAAGCGCCTCGCTGGGAAGGATATCAGCCGCATGAATCCAACGGATGTAGAGGAGAACCTTATGGTGCTCTACTGCGTGGTTCGGGCAGCAAGCCGTGCCGAGGGCGTGGAGTTTGATGCCGACTTCGGCTCATACGAGGACTTTGCCAACGCCATCACGCCCGACGAGATGCAGCAGTGGCAGCAGTGGCAGGCCGAGCAGGCTGAAAAGGAACAGGCCGACTATGCCGCAAAAAAAAAGAAGACGGTGCGGAAGTAGAGGCTGACATTGACAGATTGACAGGTATAGCGATGGGGTGTATGGGTATGAGCATGATAGATTTCTACTCATGTACCCCATTGCAATTTAAGGCGATATACGGGGCGTGGGCCGAGGCGCAGAGCACAGCGTTGCGTCAGCAGTGGGAGCAGAGCCGCATGGTGTGTATGTGCATGCTTCAACCCTACTCCAAGAAGCGCCTGCAGCCGAGAGACGTGATGAAGTTCCCCTGGGACAAGAAAGAACAGGAGGAGGCGGAGCGCAAACAACTCACTCCGCGCAAGGACTTGAGCCGCGAGGAGCTGATGCAACGATACAGAGCAGCAGTGGCAGCTGCCGGAAGATAAAAACCAGATGGTGCCATGGGAACGGGTGAGGGGACGTACAGAGAAAATAATAACAAACGTAAAATGTCAATATGCAGAGTATGAGAACGAGTGACAGAGTGATAGAAAAAATAAAGGAGTTCGAAGGCTACCGCTCCGAGGCTTACCTGTGCAGCGGCGGCAAGTGGACGATTGGTTACGGGCATACACGTGGAGTGCGCGATGGTATGAAATGTACTAAGGAGAACGCCGAGAAACAGCTGAAACTCGATGTGCGCATGTGTGAGGCAGACCTTGACAACCTGCGTTTGGAACTCAGCCAGAACCAATACGATGCGCTGATAAGCTTCACGTTCAATATAGGCATGACGAAGTTCAGTAAGTCTACGCTGCTGAAGCGCATACGCGAGGGCGCCCGTGTGGCGGTGGTTCAGAACGAGCTGCGCCGCTGGGTGCACGACAGCAAGGGCGACCGTCTGCCTGGTCTGGTGGCAAGAAGGGAGTGGGAGGCTCAGCTGTGGGCTGAAGGAGCTGAGGGCTAATGCTTACGGCGTTTGCCGTTGCAGTGGTCATCTATCTCTTTGCTAAAGTTTCTCGCTACGAAAAACCAAAACACTACTGGCCCGTACATGAGCAGTAGAAGCAGAGGCGGGGTGTCAATAATAAATTCGATAATTTCCTTCATAACACTGTAAACTTTTCCACAAAAATAAGAAAATAAACGAGATACGCAATGGATAAGACTGTTAAATTTAAAGTTGAGTTCGAGAGCAATAATCAGTCCTTTTGGGGTGGTCTGAGGTCTCCGTGTGGGTCGTTGATGCAGTAGTCAATCAATACGAGAATCCATACGACACCAAGCAAGGCGAAAACACATAGGAGGCACACGCCCCAAAAGCCGAAGCACTTGTAGAGCAGACTGAAAATCCTGTTTACGTTCTCTAATATATTCGCATTGAGTATCATAATAAACGGTATCTATGGTAATCACGCTGTAAATATAATAAAATAAATCAATACAATGAGCGACAAAGTTGTAAGTTTAAAAATAAAAGTCACCGACGATGGCAGTTTTCATACTGTTGAGGTGAATGCGGAAGAACTGCGCGATGCGATGAGGGACGTGCAGGAGGAGATTAAAAACCTCAACTCTGAATTGTTGAACTGGAACCAGGCTGTGCAGGCTGTCGAATCTGTTCAACAGTCGATAGGTCAGCTCTACTCTACATTCTCAGAGCTTTCTGCCGCCTATGCTATACAGGAGACCAACGAGGCCAAGCTGGCCAACGTGATGAGAAACACCATGGGAGCCACTGAAGCTGACGTAGATGCTATAAAGCGCTTATGCTCTGCTCAGCAGGAACTTGGCGTGATTGGCGACGAGGTGCAGCTGGCAGGTGCTCAGGAACTGGCCACATATCTGGAGGAGCGCAAGAGCCTGGAACAGTTGATTCCGGTGATGAACGACATGATAGCTCAGCAGTATGGGCTGGAGGCAAGCGGCGAGAGCGCTGCACAGATAGCCACCATGCTCGGCAAGGTGATGCAGGGTCAGACGGAGGCGCTGAGCCGCTATGGTTATGGCTTCAACGAAGCACAAAAGGAGATACTACAGACCGGAACGGAGGCTGAACGAGCTGCCGTACTGATGGATGTAATCACTGAATCGGTGGGCGGGACGAATGAGGCACTGGCACAGACTGACTCCGGAAAGTTGCAACAGGCAGTAAACGTTATGGGCGACATGAAAGAAGCTGCCGGGGCAATAGTACAACCGATAATGGCATATGTGGCTGCATTCAATCAAGTAGGTATGGGCATAGTTAACCTTACAAAGCTTATTGGCTCGTATAAAGCGGTTAGGGAAGCAATACTTTCTGTGGTTGTAGCCGAGAAAAAGCGTATAGCTGCTATAGCGGCCGGCACGCTGGCTACAGATAAGGCGACCATAGCCGACAAAGCTATGATGGCAGTGCGCACCATGATGATCAGAGTTACTGGTGCAGCTACGGTATCGACCCGTGCTCTTACATTGGCAACCGTAGGGCTCACTGCCGGACTTACGATGGGTCTAAGCGTGGCTATTTATGGAGTGACAACGCTTATATCGCAATTGTGCAGTAAGAGCGACGAGGCAGCACAGAAGACCGACAATCTGAAGGCAGCCGAAACTGCATATACTAATGAAGCGGTAAGGGTGAAGTCGGAAATGTCGTCGGAGATATCTAAGCTCAGCGAACTGATAAAGGCGAAGGAGGACACTACGGCCGCAGTAAAAGAGCTTAACGACAAATATGGCGACATATTCGGCACATACGACACGGCATCTCAGTGGCTCGACATCCTTACTGCCAAGCAGGAAACCTACGCTCAGCAGTTGGCATATACAGCCAAAGCGATGCAGCTGCAGAAGGATATTGCCGAAAAGCAAGTTCAGATAGATCTGAATAAAGACAAGATGGCTGAGATGGAGAAGGACGGCACCGCTTATCGAAAGGTCGTAAACCTCGGCACATCATACTCGGCTCCAGGCAACTCGAAGGCGCAAACAACGCTTACCGAGACTATGGACTACCTGGATCTTATAGACAAGAATAAGGAGCTCGAGCAGGGCATAGAAGAAACAAATAAAGTGCTGGAAAAGACGCAAGAGCACATCAATAGTCTGAAGGAGAGCTCTAAGAACATCAACCTGCCGACAACGACCGAACAGCAGACTGCCACTACTCAGCCAACAGCGCCGACAACCACTACTCCGAAGGAAGAAGTGCAGCGACTGGATGGCTCTCAGCTGGTGGAAAACGCCAACACCTTCAACGAACTGGGCAACAACGTGAGATATTACCAGAACGCCCTCGACAACACCGAAAAATCGGACACGGCCGAGATACAGCGACTGGTGGAGCTGCGCGATGCTGCCAAGGACGCACAGGCAGAGATAGAAAAGCTCTATGGGACGTTCGGCAAGCAACCGGAAGCGGAAGCAGCCCCGGCGAATATAGAGCAGCTCAACACCGAGAAGGAGCTGGCCGACGCCATAGACTACTACAACGAGAAGCGACGCAACGCCGACGCTGCCGAGCGCGCATCGATCACGAAGACGATAGAGGCGCTGGAGCGCAAGCAGAACACCCTGCGGAGCGTTGACCTGGTGCCGCAGTCGCAGCAGGAAATGGCCGACCTCGGCAAGCTGTCGGGCAAGAAGCTGCAGCTGAAGCTGGAGCTGATAGGCGTAGACGGGATAGAGAGCAAGATTCGCGAGATAGACGACCTGCTGGAGAACGCAGGAGACGCACTGACCGAAGACCAGCGCAAGGACCTGCGCAAGACACGCGCTGAATGGAAACGCTACGAGAAGGAGCTGAAGCGCAGCAAGGTGACGCTGCAGAGTGTGTGGAGCCCCATCGAGGGAATAGGCAGCGCCGTGACCAACATGACCGACACCCTGAAGGGTAACGGCAAGGCCTGGAGCAAGGTGTGCGCCGTGATAGACGGCATGATATCCATCTACAACGGCTTCGACCAGATAATAAAAATCATCGGCCTCTTCACCGCAGGCTCCAACGCTGCCACCACAGCCAAGACCGCCGAGGGCACGGCATCGGGCGTAGCAGCGGGAGTGGAGGCCGCAGCAGCTGCCACATCGGCCGCCACAACTATTCCGGCCGTGGCTGCCGAGACGTCGGCCTATCAGGCGCTGGCTGCTGCCAAGCTGTCGGCCGCCTATGCTGCCATACCGTTTGCAGGCCCGGGACTGGCAGCGGACTTCATAGCCGCCATGCTGGCCGAGGTGCAGATGGCAGCCGCCATACCGGCCTTCGCTGACGGCGGTATAGCCTACGGCCCCACGCTGGGCATCTTCGGCGAGTATGCCGGAGCATCGACCAACCCCGAGGTGGTGGCACCGTTAGACAAGCTGAAGTCGCTCATCGGCGAGGGAGGCGGAGGAATGAGCGGAAACGTCACCTTCCACATCCACCGACGTGAATTAGTTGGTGTGCTGCAGTCGGCTGAACGATATAATTCGAGAATTAAGTAATACCGTTATGGGAAAGATATACACAGGACGATTTCTGAGCCAGAAAGAGGTGGAGTATGTGGTGAACATCTACCGCAAGGAGGTGGACGTGAAGAAGCCGGGCGACCTGGTGTTCGGCGAGGTACCGGCGGAGATAGAATGGAGCGAGGTTGACAAAATGGAGCCTGTGCAGGGCTCTGCACTGACACTGACGCTGCTTTCCACTACCGACCGCCAGTATGTGGACCTTTATACGGTGGAGACGGGCGAGGTGTGGGCTGAGGTACTGCGCGGCGGCAAGCTCTACTGGACGGGCACCCTCGACACGGAGCTCTACGAGGAACCCTACAGCTACAAGCAAGACTACGAGGTGCAGTTCACCTTCTCGGATTTCGGCACATTAGAGCGCATGAAGTGGAGCGACCGCAGCGTGAGGACGCTGAAGTGGATTATTTCGGAGTGCCTGACAGCGTGCGACATGAGCTATAATGACGTGAACTTGCGCATGAGCACCACCGGCTCGGCGCTGACCGGTACCACAGACGTGCTCGGCCAATGCTCGGTGAACTGCGAGAACTTCTTCGACGAGGACGATGAGCCGATGACGATGCGCAAGGTGCTTGAGGCTGTGCTTCAACCGTTCGCCCTGCGCGCTGTACAGAAGGGCGGCAAGGTGGAGTTGTATGATCTGAACGCCCTATACGCCGACACCGGCACGCAGCAGGTGGAGTGGATGAGCGATGACGCCACGCTCAGCGTTGACAAGGTGTATAACGATGTGACTGTGAAATTCTCGCCATACGCCTCCACGGAGATGATAGACGGTACCATCGAGCACGATGATACCATACAAGACACAGAGGGTGTGATCTACCGGTACGACACCACTAAGGGCCTGTCAACATCGGAAGAAATACAGGGCTTCCGCTTCGCCACACGGGCGGCTGATGATGGAGACGACTTGCCTGTGACGCTCGGTGAGGGCGTCTACCTCTACCGCATAGACCCGGAGTATAGCGGCAACGAGGAGGCGGGATTCGCTTACGGATGGCGTGGACAGGAGATATTGAATAGTTCGACCGGCAATTATAACAAGCAGATGGGCACGGGCTTTCCGATACTTGAAACGGTGGACGGCAACCCCTATATGTACTTAGTGAAACCTATAATCACCACCCGGCGGGCGTTTATCAACTCGCCCACGTTCCGTGAGAAGTTCAAGCTGAAGATAGAACTTGACGTGCTTTTCGATGTGCGCTACAATCCGTTCGAGGCGGCTGCCGCAGAGAATGAGGAGGGCAACTACAAACGTCTGAAGGACTGGGCCAACTACGGCTACGTACCTATCAAGCTGCAAATATACGACGCTGACGGCGGCGTGAAGTGTCACTACCAGAACAAGACGGTGGTGATGTCGTCAGGATATAAGAACACCGGCACCTGGGTGAGCGGAGAGGCTGCGTGGGGTGACGCATGGCTCGCCTACTATGACAGAGAGGACCGCAAAGCGAGCACCGGCTTCGGCGGATGGACTACTAACAAACAGACCATAGGATGGTACTCAGGCGAGTTACCCAAAATAATGGAGAAGCGCGGTGACGGCGAGTATATCGTCATGCCATCTGCAGGAAACGATGGCTGGATAGAGCTTCAGGTAGGCAAAGGCTTATACATATTCGACAACGACAAGCGCAGCGTGGAACATCGGCAAGATATAGCCGACAGGGCGAGATGGTTGCTCTACAAAGCCCCCAAGGTGACGGTGGTGAAATACACCGGCACTACGATAGACACTGAAGACCGGGAAGACTACGCATGGCTGAACAAAGCGGCGCAGGAAGAGTACAGCATTGATACCACGGTGGGCACACCAGATGACACAAACATGCTGCCAACGGCGCGGGGCGTCCTGTTAGACAGCTCTATGATGTGCGTCAAGACACTGACACGCGGCGGGGTGACAGATCGGATAGAGCGTCTGCTCATAGGCACAATATACAGCCAGTACGCCGAGCGCAAGACCACGCTAAGCGGTACGACATCTCTTCTGACACAGCTCCGACCGCTGACTGATGCATCGACGGATGGTCGCTTCACTCTGCTCAGCGAGATACAGCACCTGCAAGAGGATTTGAGTGAGATTAAGATGGCGGAGTTCGACGCCGACAACTACGAGGCGGTGGAATTTAAATAGTAATATATACTGGAGAAATAATAATGGCGAGACAATATAATGTAAGGACAACGACGATTACGGCGCAGCCGCGCAGCCAGCGCCTGCGCGACCTTGGCGTTCAAACAGCGATCATACGTTCTTCAAGCGGCGTTCAAACGATGCTCGAGAGCGGCATGCTCGACGGCTACGCCACTCAACACTGGGTGGAGGAGCAGGGCTACCTGACAGAGCACCAGCCATTGGATGACTACGCTACAAAGGCAGCTGTGAACGAGGCGCTCGGCGAGAAACTCGACAAGACTGTATTTGACGATCTGTTCGAGAAAATCACACTCAGCGATGGTAGCCACGCTATAAAAGCGAAGTACGGCTTATATTCCGTAAGCTTCATAAGCGCCGCCGGAATAAACAGCGACATGTCAGCGGGTGTCGGAGCTTCCTACATACGCTTGGACGACTGGGCTGACTACGACAGCTCCAAGGCTGGTAACGTGCTCTCGGCGGCTCTCGGCTATGACCTATATACAACCGTTGGCAGCAACACATCTGACATCTCGGCGCTGACAGCCAAGGTGGCGGCACTCGAGGAGGCCGGCGTAAGCGGCTGTGTCAGGTCGGTGACCACAGGTACGGATAACGGTTCCATAGCGGTGGACACAGGAGGAACTACCATCGATGTGTATGTGAAAGGTCTCGGCTCAGCGGCATATTACGATTATGATGAGTTCGCTGAGTTCTCTCATAACCATGACTGGTCGTATCTTAAATTAGCCGGTGGTACCTTGACAGGACCGCTCACCGTGAATGATCTTCTCACCGTAAAGACAGGTGCGACTATGACCGGTATCAAGGTGGGTTACACATATATCACGGCACGAGACAAAAGCTTAGTGTTCCAAAATAACACCGCTATACGCTTCGGCGGAAGCGATTGGAACTGGGATAAATGGGCGGGATTAGCTTACGATGACGCATTTGAGACTGTGTATCTCGGGCTCCCGACAGGTAACAGCTTGGTCCCGTTCAAGACCAACACTACCCCTCATACTACTGGCAAACTCAAAATAGTGGGTATAGACGCCGCATATATCAGCGACAAGCAGATAGCTCTCGTCGAGCAATTGACCAACGGCTCCGTAACCAAACTGGGCACCGGCACCATAGGCAGCGGCAAAAAACTGATGTACCTTGACGCTGGCACACCAACGTCTTCGACTTTTACCATCGGAGGAGAGGCGCTGCCAGTATATCTGAACTCCGGCACCATCACGGAGTGCACTCCGGCATCGCTGTTCTCCGACTTGTCGAACAGCGGTAATGATATTTCTGTCACTGTGGCGGGGCTGAGCAAGACACTGCAGGTTGGTTATGCGGACAAAGCGGGGAAACTTGCCGCTACAAGAACAATATGGGGTCATGATTTCGATGGTGGCAATAACGTGTCCGGAGATTTTGACACCGGCGGTCACGGTGACTTTGAAGGCTATGTCTCGTCAATGACTTTGCTGCAGGTTGGAGCGTATGGCGCCTATTTCTTGGCTACCACTCAGGCGCTCACCGTCAGTGTAGCAAGCACATTCAAGAATAATATTACCATCAGCGACAGCTATGCCCTGACGGTTGGCGGCTCTATAACGTCCGGCGGCTCAGCAACGGTTGGTGGCACAGCGACTGTCGGCAACTTGTCATCCAAGGGATATGTCACCTCTAAGGCATCATCATCCGATATAAGGCTGAAGACAGACATACAGAGCTACTCGGCGCTCGGCCTTATACGAAATCAACGCTCGGTGAGATACCATTGGAACGCCGCAGCGAGGGCTAACAACGAGGTATTCAATACATCAGCCGTTCAATATGGGCTGATAGCTCAGGAACTGCAGACTATACTTCCGCAGTTTGTCAAGGACCCATACGGCGACTACCTCACGATAGACTACGAACGACTGATACCGATCTGCTGGCGAGGTATCCAAGAGGTGGATGATGAGGTGACTCTACTTCAGCGCCGTGTAGCGTGGCTTGAAAAAAAATTGAGCATATGAAAGGAGGAAAGACATGAGTTATATCGACGGAACAATAATGGCGCCGGTCAGCATGTCAGATGTGCAGGCGGTACTCGGCAATAATTCAAACGACCTCATGCGACTTGTGACAGAGGCAAAAAATGGAGGACTGCCGGTGAAAGACGCATCAGGCAACACTCTCTACACCTCGGCATTCTACATCAATGGAGTGGACGGATGGAACGACACCATAAACGGACAGCTAATCTCCGGTGCGGAGCCGATGGTGAATATATGGTCGGAGAAAGGCCCGACATACATAGGATATCCCACCTCCACCGGTGTGAACACATACTTCTGTATGACAGCTTACCTATGGAACAAGCCAGATGGGTATTCGGTGAGCGGGGCCGGTAACGCAAGGGATGCCTATGCGTCACTCGGCGGCTTCGACCGCTACGATCACATCGCGGCGAGACCGACAGTGACATTCACCGTCGGCAACAACTATCTCAACGTGACGGTATCTACTGGTGGCAGGGACTGGTTGGAAGTGTTCGGTACATCATCTGGAGAGGTGGGCTTCACCGTGACGTACTACAAGAATGGTCAGCTACAGGTGTTAGACGTCACGCCGAACGAATGGATGGCGAATGAAGACGATACACTTTGGGAATTTGGCTTCGAGCTAACAGGCAGCGACTTCGTGACAAGTTTCAGCAGCATGAGCAATGGGGTGAGGTTCGGCTTCTCCAGATTCGTGGCATCGTCAGGCGATGCCGCCGTCTATACAAAGGAGGGTACGTGTTTCATCGAGAATGTGATATCCGCCACGATGATAAATAAAAATTCGTCTGACGGCTCAACGACTGAGGTGAACAGCTTATTGGTATCTTATAATGGACTGAACTCATATACAACGGCAAGTACAACCGTGGCGTCTATCAGCAAGAACACAAGCACTGGCTACATCGTGCTGAGCGTGACGTACACGCTGACATCATCGGACGACAGCGCTGATGCGACAAGACCATCCGGATGTACAGTCACATACAAGTGTGATGTTGGCGGCACCACATACATCGGTAGTGGACGTTCGAGCACTCCGTCCATCGGCACCGGTAATACAGTCACATGCTCAGTGCCGGCAGACTACCAATCTACTGGAGTGGCGGCTGCAGTGACAATATCGTTTGTGTATATTGACGATTTGAGCGAAGTAAAGGTATAACACTATTTTTTATTGATAATTGACACAAGATTATGAAAACAATTGAAATTAAAGAGATCTACGAGAAATTGAACGGCGCTAAAATTACTAAGATGGACGATGCTGACAAATTCAAAG